AAACACGGAATCCGTTTTATTTTATGGTCAGGTGAGAATCAGTACGGACAAATCCTACGTGATATGATTCAAATCTATTCAGGTAAGCCATACCGAGAATTAAACGAACAACAAATACTTAGTTACTCAACTTACCTAGAGCAATACTTTGACTTTGTAGACAATTCTAAACTTTACAAACCTGCTGAGTTATTTGAGATATTTCGCAAATCTGATGCTCACGCTTGTTTGATTGACCCATACACTGGACTTGATAGGGAAATGGGATATGAAGGTAACTACAAGTTTTTGAATGCAGCTCGTCAGTTTGTAAACGAAACAGGTAAATCAATCTACATAAACACGCACCCTAACACGGAATCAGGAAGAGCAGGAAATATCTATGGAGAACAACATCATTGGAAAGGACATCTTAAGCCACCAATGAAGGATGCAATCGAAGGGGGCAAGGCATTTTTGAATCGTTGTGATGATATGTTTGTCATTCATAGGTTAGTAAAACACGAAACAATGAAATTTGTAACTTTGATATCAGTTGAGAAAGTAAAGGACACAGATACAGGAGGTAAAATTACTGCATTAGATGATTTTATTATGTGTGATTTTAATAGTGGATTAGGTTTTACAATAAACGGACAAGACCCATTGAAACCTTTCAGACCTAAACCACCTAAACAAATGACTATGATTGAGCAAAAGATAAACGCTATTCACGCTAACAAAAACTTCTAATGAAAACAATAAACTCACTAAGTGGTGGCAAAACATCAAGCTACATAGCAGCAAATTATCCTGCTGATTACAACATCTTTTCGCTTGTTCGTACAGATGACATTAATTGCTTGTTTCATGATGCAAAGGTACGTCAAATTGTAAGCGATAGAATCGGAAGAGAGTTCATAGGAACACTGGAAGAAGATGTGATTATTTACACGATGCTTGATTTAGAACAATACATCGGAAGCGAGATTGTTTGGCTATCAGCTAAGACCTTTGATGAGGTGATAGCTAGTTATAAGATGGCTAATGGAAGTAATTACTTACCTAATCAAATGACACGTTATTGCACAGTTGATATGAAGGTCAAACCAATTGCACAATGGTGCTATGATAACTTAGAACTTCCAATTGATATGAGAATCGGATTTAGAGCTAACGAAATGAGTAGAGCTAAAACAATGATTGACCGAGCAGTTGACGGAGTAGAACATTTTAAGTTTAAAGTAGGAGAAAAAAACGGACGCAACAAATGGAAAACTTTACCATACAGAACCGCTACATTTCCACTAATTGAAGCAGGTATTTTTAAAGATACTGTAGAGCAGTTTTGGAAAGACAAGCCTGTACGATTTGCTTATAAGAATAATTGTGTTGGATGCTTTCATCGTTCAGAGATATTCTTAAAACATATGAGCCAAAGAGATGAGAACAAGTTTCAATGGTTTATTGATATGGAACAGAAAAACGGATGCACATTCAAAAGTGGAGTTACTTACGAAAAGATAAAAAACCATAAATTACAATTAGATTTGTTCGATGAAGATTTCAACGATTGTGATTCAGGATATTGCGGACTTTAAATTAAAATTATGGACATAGGATTAAAACTACTTTACATCAAAGGACTAATACAAAAGAACATTTGGAAAGTAAGGCTAACAAGAGAAGAATTACAGGAGAAACGACCATCAGCAGAAGCGTACATAAACGGAGCAAAAGACACGGAGAACGACTTAAAGCAGGTGCAGTTAGCAATCATTGAACTTGAAACAGAACTACGTTTACATGGAAGAGAAATCAACCGTTGTCTGCATATAAACGGAGAATTAAAGAAAAGAATTGAAGAACTTGAACACGAACTTAAATATAAAAACGTAGAATTATGACACCAAAAGAAAAAGCAGAAAAACTATTTAACCAAATGTATATGGTTGAAGACCCAATGGGAAATTATCCAATGTGTTTTGATACCGCGAAAGAATGCGCGATTGTTTTAGTAGAAGAAATATTAAGAGTGAAAAATAATTTCATACAAACTCAAGACCAAGAATATTATTGGGAAGAAGTTTACAGAGAAGTTAAAAACTACAAAAAAACGAAACTACCACAATTTGAGTTAAGCAAAGAAGGAGAAATAAACAACATAACCTTCGATTATGATGAAAACACGGAAAAAGAACAATGTTATCAAACAACCTTTACTATGAAAGTAAGTAATTTATGTTTAGAAGAAACACGTAAAATGTACGAAAAACTTTGAAACTCTGGAGAAAGTATAGTTATTCACGTAGATAAAGACGGAAACCTAAAACAATTTAAAAACGAAACAAATGACTAAACAACACAAATTAGTAGCACTATCAGCAGTATTACCAGTATTAGCAGACTTCATTGAGGACTTAAATGGTAACTATGTTTTCAAACAAGACTTAAAGCGTAAAGCAAACATCCTAGCGGACGAAATTAGGAAAGTTGATTACAAAGTTTTACAGGTATATGGAGAAAAACGAAATGAAATATACGAGCAACAAGTACAATTACAACTGCTATTTAGACAATGGATTGACGAAACAATAAACTTAGACTGATGCCAAGATGTAAAAAATGCAAAGATAAGTTTGAGCCAATAAGATTTTTACACAAATACTGCCTAAAAGACGAATGTATTAAAGCCTTTGTAGCTGAGGTAAAAGAAAAGACTTGGAAAGTAACCAAAACACGGATGAAAACCGACCTAAAAACTACTCAGGATTGGTTAAAGGAAGCTCAGACAATCTTCAACAAGTATATCAGATTAAGGGATGAAGGATTAAACTGCATTTCTTGTGATAAACCAATACGAAAAGGAAATGTGGATGCAGGACATATGTGGAGTGCAGGAGGTCATAGCAACCTGCGTTTTAATGAATTTAATGTTAATGCTCAATGCTCAAGACCTTGCAATAAAGATAAGTCAGGTGATATAAATAATTACAGGTTAGGATTTATGAAAAGATATGGAGAGGATAAATTGAGTGAGTTAGATTCAATAGCACATATAGAAAGAAAGTTCACGAAAGACGAACTAAAAGAAATTATAAAAAAATATAAAGATTTAGTACGAGATATGAAATAAAGTATTATATTTGTATATAATTAAAAACGAACGCTATGAAAACTATTAAAACAAACATCTGGGACATTAAAGTAGGTGATATTATTTTAGTTAATTACTCAAATGGGAATACTAAAGAAATAAAAGTAGATAAAGTAACAGAAAGTTCTTGGTATTTTAATGGGTGTAGAAATTCATTTAACACATTAAATAGATTATTGAATAACTGCGGAGATGTATCAAGTTCTAAAATATTAAAACATTAAAAATAAAAATCGCACAGTATACGTACAGCGTTGACAGCTCGGAAAGACGGCATTTTTACAAACAAAAACCAATTTAACATGAAAAATCTATTAAAAATTCAGGCAGAATTAAAATGTCCAAAAGGTAGCTTCAACTCATTCGGTAAATACAAGTACCGAAGTGCAGAGCAGATTCTTGAATCGTTGAAACCAGTTCTACAAAAACACGAATCAGTATTAGTTTTAACTGATGAGATTATTCAAGTAGGCAACAAGCTATTTTTAAAGGCTACTGCTTCACTTTCTGACGGTGATAGTGTAGTTCAGTCATACGGATTTGCAGAGCTTGGAGAACACAAAGGAATGTCATCTGAACAATGTACAGGAACTGCATCAAGTTATGCACGTAAATACGCTTTAAACGGATTGTTCTTAATTGACGAAACAGAATCAGACCCCGATTCTAAAGACAACACACCACAAGCACCAAAGAAACAAGCACTAGACGCTAAAAGATTCCAAGACGCAGTCAAAGCAGTAACAGAAGGAAAGATAACACGTGAATCGTTAGAAACCAAGTTCACGTTAACAGATGGTCAAATTGATATATTGAACGCGTTATGAAAATTAGATGCTCTGCTATAGGACGAATTATGTCAGCTCCGAGAAACAAATCGGAGTTGCTTAGTCAAACTGCAAAGACTTACATTCACGAAATGGTCTTGCAAGATAAATACGGAATCAGAAAAGAGTTCAGCTCACGTTACACAGATAAAGGAAACGAAGTTGAAAACGAATCAATCGCATTAGTAAACGAAGTGCTTGATGTTGGATTCATTTACAAGAATGAGGAGTTTTTTGAGAACGATTGGATTACAGGTACTCCCGATGTAAACACGGAGGAAGTATTGTTAGATGTTAAAAGTTCTTGGGATGGCACAACGTTTCCATTCTTTGAGACTGAGATACCCACAAAGGATTACTTCTATCAACTACAGGGTTATATGTGGCTAACAGGTAAACAACAGTCAATGTTATGTTACTGCTTAGTTGACACACCTGAACTAATGGTTGAGGACGAGATTAGAAGAACTCACTGGAAGTTAAATCTTATGGAAGAAAGTTTGGATCTTCGTGATGAGATTCAGAAGAAGCATATCTTCTCACACATTCCAAAGAACCGCAGAGTGAAAGTATTTTATGTACAGAAAGACGAAGCAGTCATTGAACGAATCAAAGAACAGGTAGAGCTTTGCAGAGAGTATTACAACACATTAATCAATTTCTTATGAAACAGCAAATAGAAGATAAAATAGTGTTACGCGTTCTTAGTCGATTCAGCGAACGTTCTCAAGTCGGAATAACCAAGTACAACACAACGCTTGAAAGAACCGATTTAAGCACCTTAGAATGGCTTACACACGCACAAGAAGAAGCTATGGACTTTGTTTTGTATTTGGAACGACTGAAAGACGAGTACAGAGAAGGCTTGCTAACTAAAATGGTGAAGCAATCGGAAGAAGACGGATTGTATGAAGATAAGTTAAAACGAACAATGTCTAAATAAACACGAAATGAAAATAGTAATAGAACAATACGACCACAAGATTACCTACGAAGTACCATACAACGACTTGAATATGGAGCAGATGCTAGAGATACTAGAAAATCTTCTAAAATGTACGGGGTACTGCTTCACTGGTAACCTTCAGATAGTGGACGATAGTGTGGAGGATGAAAGGGAATCATTTAGGATAGTTGATGAGCCCAATGAATCAAAAATAAGAGTTGGAGATGCTACAATCACTACCTACGATGAATTCGGAGTAAAACACGAAATCTCTAAACAACAAGAACAATGAAAGAGAAAACAAAAGCAATCATATTTTTGCTATTTGTATTATCCGTTTTCTGCTATGGATTCCTACACTTTGTAGGTTATGTATGGCGAGGAGCATTTTAAAAGTAATATGAAAATAGATTGGGATAATTTTAATGTAAAAGCTGATTATGTCATCGAAACAATAGTCAAACCACAAGTAGAAAAATACGAATTAAGTAAACAATTAAATAAATATACAATGGAAAACAAGTTAAACACGGGAGCAATCTTTAAAAACACGAACAAGAAAGCTGAGAATCATCCCGACTACAAAGGAAAAGTAAACGTAAACGGAAAAGAAATGGAAGTTGCGTTATGGGTTAAACAAGGTAAAGCAGGTAGTTTCTTCTCTGCAGCATTCTCAGAACCTTACGTTGCCCCAACAAACAACGTAGTTTCAAATGTTCCAGTTAGTGACTCATTAAATGATTCCGACTTTCCGTTCTGATGTACATTGATGAGGGAGGATTGCGAAAGCAATTAGAGATGTTGCTTCGTACCAAAACACGAAACCAAATCGTGCAGGACATTAAATCAAAGACAGGAAAGTTTCATCAATATCAAATAGACAAATTCTTGCAGGGTAAAGATATAACATTAAGCACTGCAATTAAATTAGATGAATACTTACTACGTGAAACAATGTAATCTAAAGCATACCATAAGAACTGCAATAGATTCTTTTTAGAGCCACTTTAACAGGTGGCTTTTTTATTGTTGAAAACTTTTTAGCAACGTGATTAGATTTTCGTCGTAAGTTTGATTAGAAATTAATCAATGGACAAGCTCACATTATTAACAAATCATCACAAGGATTGGGTCAAGGTAGTAAATACTTTTGGTGAATACTTTTACGCTGATGATATCGTACAAGAAACATATCTGAAAATTCTTCGTTTAAATCATATAGACAAGATTGTTACTACGACTATCAACAGAAGCATGATGTGGTTAGTTATACGAAGCGTATACATAGACCATTTAAGGCTACAGAAACACGAAAAGGTAAGTTTAGATGTAATATATAGTTTAAGCTATGAAGATTCCTTAGAGAGTCAGGAAGCAATAAATAAAATTGACGATTTGATTGAACAAGAAACAAAGAAGTGGCATCATTACGACAAAATGTTATTTGATTTGTACAGAAAAACGGAACTATCAATGCGAGAAATAGCAGAAGCTACAGGAATACATTACACATCTATTTTCCATACGTTAAAGAGATGTAAGAAAAGATTACAAGAATCAGTAGGAGAAGACTACAGCGATTATTTGAATAAAGATTTTGAACTAATAAAATAGATTATGACAAAAACACGAGCACCAAGAAAGAAAGCAGAAGGACTAGGCGACACAGTAGAGAACGTACTAAAGCTAACAGGTATTTCTAAACTAGTAAACTTTGTAGCAGGAGAGGACT